ATCAAAGACAGGATTCGATAAAAATAATTGGAGGACTTTCATGGTTTCTCGATTAACTCAAGTAGAAATATTTGATGAGGAGACATTTGACACTAAAAGACCAGGTTATAAGGAAGGTGATGATAAGTCGATGTCAACTACATACGTAACTTCTGATTGGTCATCTACACCCGAAGTACCTAAAGATACAGAACCAACATCAGAACCACAACAAACTGAACCAACATCAGAACCACAACAAACTGAACCAACATCAGAACCACAACAAACTGAACCAACATCAGAACCAACATCGGTGGAACCACAAAGTAGTGATTTACCTAAACCCGAACCTGAAAATAAACCAAGTATTGAACCACCTAAAGTTGATGACTCTGAAGATAATGAAGATGAGGAAGAAGACGAGACAAACAATTATGATGGTTTAAATGAAAATATAAAGAGAATCAAAAGATTACTTTATTAATAAAAAATAAAAGTTTATATTTTAACAAACTATAATACAATGTCAGATACTCAATTAAATACAAAACCCATAAGTCCAAACGACCTTATGACTAAACTAGTTAACGCCAAAAAAGTCATGACTAAAGTTGATGGAGGGGATTACACTAAGGGTAATATAGACGAATCCGTTCTACAAAGAAGTACTAGTGATTTGGTCTCTGAACCAGGGACTAAACCAAGTACAAGAAACGTCGCATCCAACGTAGTGAATGAGGATAAGATTAATAGTTCCAAATTACCTGACTCTATAAAACAAGCGATGATTAATAATCCAATACCAACAATGGATCAAATTTCATTGGGTGATGGGTTAGATATGGATTTGTTAAAAGGAGCCAAAAAATTAATGGAGAGGGAAGGAATGTCGACACCTAAAAAATCCGTACCTAACACTAAACAAGTAATTTCGGAAGGAACAAACAATTTAGATTTACAATCACTAATTAAAGAAACGATCAAGGACACACTAGAAGAGATTGTTGACCGAAAGTTAGATCTAATTTTGACGGCATCTAAAACCGCATCAATTAATGAGACTTTAGTACTTAAAGTCGGGGATTCCATATTCAAAGGTAAAATTACTGGAGTAAATAAGTCTAAGTAAGGATTGATTTCATCATATTTTTTTCTTATATTTTGATATATAACAATAATATATGTCAAAAGTTAGAGTACTCGCAATTCCGTCAGATAGCCACGGCGTCGGGAAATATAGAATCATAGATCCATTTACTTACATTGGTGATAACCATTCAGATGAAGTACATGTTGATCTCGTATTCGACGTACCTAACGAAAATAAATTTTTCGATAATTACGACATTGTATACTTTCACTCATTCATACACAAAGGAGAATCTCAATTAAATTTAGACCGAATCAATTGGTTAAAAAAAGAGGGAATTAAGGTCGTTATGGATATTGACGATTTTTGGAGAGTAGATCACAGACACCCAAACTATGAAACATTTAAAAGAAATGGGTATAGTAAATTACGTGCAGAGTTACTTAAAAGTGCTGACTATGTAACAACCACTACACCTATTTATCAAAAAACAATTAAATCTTTATTAGGGATAAAGAATGTTTCAGTATTTCCAAATGCGGTAAACGAAAAAGAACCTCAATTCAAACCAAAACCAAAAGAATCTGATTTAGTTAGATTTGGTTGGTTAGGGGGGTCATCTCACTTACATGACTTAGAATTAATTAAAAGTGGTATTTCAACAATAACTCAACAATATAAAGGTAAAACACAATTTGTTTTATGTGGTTTTGATTTAAGGGGGAATATGAAAATGATTAATAGACAAACAGGTCAGATGTCGGAAAGACCTATTAAACCTATGGAAACCGTGTGGTTTAAATATGAAAATATTTTCACTAACGATTATAGATCAGTTTCCCAAGACTATAAAAATCATTTACACACATTTACACAAACAGAGTTTCCTGACGAATTAAACCAACCCTATGTTCGTAGATGGACCATGGATATAAACAAGTATGCATCTAATTACAACTATTTTGATGTATCGTTAGCTCCGTTGGTTAAATCCGAATTTAACGCTAATAAATCTCAACTAAAAGTAATTGAGGCGGGATTTCATAAGAAGGCAATCATCGCAACAGAAGAAGATCCCTATCTTATTGATTTAGTATCCTCAGTTGAACGTGGTGGTGGAATTAACCCTAAAGGTAATTCTTTATTAGTGTCAACAAACAAAAATCATAAACAGTGGGGTAAACATATGAAGAAGTTAATAGAAAACCCTAATATGATAGAAGACTTAGGTAATAAACTATATGAAACAGTAAAGGTTAAATATTCACTCGCCACTGTTTCTAAGGATAGAGTGGAATTTTTAAAATCAATTATAAAAAAGTAAAATTATGTATTATTTAGCAACAGTAGGTTACGAAAAAGAACAATTGGATGGAAACGGAAATCCAAGATTAGACAAGGTAAAATATGTCGTACAGGCGGAGTCTGTAGAAGAGGCAACAATTGTCTTGAACAAATATAAATCTGAAGATATGAGATCGAGTGAAAGTATATCAATCGTAAAGATGCCGATCGAATGTATATTAGATCCTGCAATCACTCCACAACTTTATAAAGGATAGAATTATGTTAAACAAAGAACAAATAGAGAATAATAAAAAGAAGTTACTTGAGACTTCAGAGAAATATGATGTACTAACATCTGATTTACTTAAATTCTTAGGTGATGATCTTTTTACTTCTCCCGCATCGACTACATTAGATATGTATGGTGCTTACCCAGGTGGTTTGATAGAACATGTCTTTACGGCATCAAAATATGCGGTTAAGGTTAACAGTATCTTACCCGAAAACTTACAACAACCCATCAACAGTATATTAAAATGTACAATCTTGTCTCAAATAGGTAAGGTATTTTTATTCGTACCGAATGAAAGTGAGTGGCATCGTAATAAATTGGGTAAGATGTATGAATTTAATGATGATTTAGTCTCTATGAGAGTTGGTGAAAGGTCGGCATATTATTGTTCATTACATGGTGTTAAATTAAATGAAGAAGAGTATCAGACAATAGTTAATTCTGACAAGGGCGATAATGACTTACAGTCTAAATATCACTCAACACCATTAGCACAAATCGTTAAACAGGGGTTTGAGTTAGCCATATTTGAACAAAAACATGGATAAAAAATCGTTAGAAGAATATCTAAAAAAATTAGAAGGTTTTGAGGAAATTCTTTCAGAAGAAGATGAGGACAACATAGATGAATCATTTATGAATGAAGTGGCTGAGACTTTAAATAAGTTAACGTCCGATTCAATGGATCATGTACAAAACTCCCAACAAGGGGTTAATGTAAGTGACACAACCAATACACCTTATGAATACACCATTGGTTGTAAATTTAAAAAATTACACAAAGATGCAGTCACACCAACATACTCTAAAAAGGGTGATGGGTGTGTGGATTTACATTGTGTGAGTTATGTATTGAATGAACAAACAAACCAAGTCACGTATAGTACAGGGATTTCATTGGAGATACCTTCAGGATATGTTGGTTTGGTTTTTCCAAGATCCTCAATCCGTAGGACCGTCTTAGAATTAAGTAATTCTGTTGGTGTTATAGATAGTGGTTATAGGGGGGAAATAATGGCGACATTCAATATTAATACAGGAACTAACCAATCCACCATTTATGAAAATGGGGAGAGGATATGTCAGTTAATGATTTTACCCTACCCCAAAATAAAATTTACCGAAGTTACTAATTTATCCGAAACCGATAGAGGTGACGGAGGTTTTGGTTCTACAGGTAAATAAAGTTACACATAATTAAGATTAATGGCTCAAAGAAAAAGTACGAGTACTAAAGTATCCAAAAAACAAAGGATAAAAGAGATTATAAAAAAACCTAGAGAAAAGTTTCTTAACGACTCTCAAAAAGAGTATTGGGATGTTCTTGGTAGTAATGAGATAACACTATGTTTTGGACCAGCGGGTGTTGGTAAATCTTTTATCGCAATGAAAAGGGCGGTCGATTTACTTTGGCAAGAAGACAATAAATATGAAAAAATACTTATTGTCAGACCCGCAGTTGAAGCAGAAGAAAAGTTAGGTTCATTACCTGGTGGTCTTGAAGAAAAACTTGACCCATATATCTTTCCATCCTACTATCTTCTAAATAAGATCATAGGTAAAGAACAACGTGAAAAATTAAAAGATGAGGGGTATATCGAAGTTGCAGCACTTGCATATATGAGAGGTTGGAACGTTGATAATACAATACTTGTTTTTGAAGAAGCACAAAACGCGTCACCAGCACAAATTAAACTACTCCTAACCCGTATTGGGTATAACTCAAAATTTTTCCTTTCTGGTGATTTAGATCAATCTGATAAGTTTAGAGACAAGACGAAGAGTGGTTTATACGACGCAAAAAAGAGATTAACCGATTTAAATAATGTCGGTGTGTTTGAATTCTCAAATAAAGACATTGTAAGGAACCCTATTATTAGTAAAATCTTAAAGAGGTACGAATAATAGACTTTACTTATAACAATAATATCATTATATTACTAATATGGAAATTTTAATTAATATAGATGGGGTCTTACGTAACACAATTGCTAAGTTTGATTACCATTATAAAGACTATTATTTAGATAGAGAAACCGATGAAAAAACCGATGAGGAGAATGCATTTGAGTACGGAGTTATAGAACCAGTTAAAAATGACTTCTTACTTGAGAGTTATAGGTATCAATCAAGAGAAGAATTTGACAATTTTATTTTTATTGATTATGCAATGGAAATATTCGGACATTCTAATCAAAGTTATTTAAAGGCGTTTCATGACTTGAATAATCTTATATACGAAAATAAGGAACATAATTTCACATTGGTAGGTTTGGATCAATTAGGTAAGTCTAAACCATCAACATTATTCTTTCTTTCTAAAAATGGTTTTATGGGTAACAATGTAAAATTCACAATGTCTAGTGAGATACCTAAACTATGGAAAACATGTGACCTGTGGATTACAGACAATAAAACGGTTATGGAACACTGTCCCAAAAACAAGAAGGTTATTAAGTTTAACACTGAGTATAACCAACACTTTACAAATCAATTAGAAATACATAAATTAACAGAAATAGATAAGACATGGTTGAAATCTTCGGAGAATATTATTGTATCGACATTAGCAAAATTACTCAAACGTGTGAGTTAGAAGTTGATCCGATCATGAATGATAAGGGGGAACCACTACAAGTGGAACAAACAATAAACGTGTTCAAATACGATGCGGTTAAACAATGTATAGATACAATTTTAACTGAAAACGTGGTAGATGATAACGGATTAGGTTTACTTAATTCAGAACTGTCATTACCATTCAAATTTGCATTTAACACATTAATAAAATATGGTATTTTAGTTAAAGAAGAATATGAGTGAAAAAATAGAAAACATTGAAAAACTAGAAAGTGCATATGAAAGGTTAAAATCTAACCAACATAAATTGTACTTTTTAACATATGATACTAAAACAAATGCAAGGGCATCGGTAAAATATATATACGATACTGTACACACTCTAAGAGAACAGGGTTTAGATGCATACATTTTAGTTGAAGATAAGAACTACGTTGGGATTAATTCGTGGTTAGGGGATACATATAAAGATATTCCTGTAGTTACCATAAAAGAGGATCAAGTACAGATGGGTATCGATGATATTTTAGTTGTACCTGAGTACTATTCTAATGTACTTGAACAGTTATCTTCAGTTAAATGTACTAAGGTTATGTTGATACAACAAACCGAATATATTTTTGAGACTCTACCTGTAGGTAGTAGATGGAGTGATTATGGTTTTGATAAAGTTATTACAACAACTCAAAAGTCTAAAGAATATATACAAAGTGTTTTCCCTGAGAGTTTAATTCACGTTAATCCACCTAAAATAGGTGATGACTTCGGTCCATCGGAATTACCAACAAAACCCTTTATTGCAATTAGTGCAAGAGACAGAGGACAACATAGAAAAGTTATATCTGAATTCTATTTAAAATACCCCCAACTAAGGTGGGTTACTTTTAGGGACATGGTTCAATTGACGTATGGTGAATTCTCCACACAATTAAAAGAATGTATCTGTTCTGTATGGATGGATGACGATTCAACTTTTGGGACCTTTCCTTTGGAATCAATGAAATGTGAAGTACCAGTAATTGGTAAAATACCCACAACAGAACCTGAATGGTTATCTGAAAATGGTATATGGACTTACGATTTAAATAAAATTGTGGAGTTATTAGGTACATATGTTTTGGCGTGGTTAGAGGGTGTAACAATTACTGAAGAAGTAAAAGTTAAAATGAGAGAAACACTAACACCTTATGATAGTGATATAATTGATAATAATGTGACTTCTATTTTTAATTCACTTAAAGAGGGAAGACTAAAAGTAATTGGGGAAGCATTAGAAAATTTAAAACAAGAAGAGACAGCATGAAAAATATAACAGTAATTTTACCCATTCACAATTTAAAAGGTGAATACAATGAAATGTTTTCAAGAGCAATACTTTCTGTAGAACAATTTCATGACGATGTATCTTTATTACTTGTGGGACCCAAAGATGTTTTAGGGGACTTAAAGAGAGACAGTATATCGGATAAGTTGGATGTTAATATTATTATTAATGACGGAGACACGGGATTTTGTTCTCAGGTTAACTTAGGAATTAATAATTGTGAGACCGAATGGTTCTCAATATTAGAAATAGACGATGAATACACACCTAATTGGATTAATTCATTTAGAACGTATCATACTCTTTTCCCCGACGCAGATATTCTACTACCAATAGTAAAAGACGTTAATTCTGAAGGTAAACTTCTTAATTTTACGAATGAATCTGTTTGGGCATATGGTTTTAGTGAAAAACAAGGAGAACTTAGTAATGAAATACTTTTAGACTATCAAAACTATCAAACAAGTGGTGGTTTTTATAAAACAGATGTCGTTAAAGAAAGTGGTTCATTTAAAGATAATATTAAACTCACATTTAGTTATGAGTTTTTATTGAGATTAACACATAACGGAGCTAAAGTGGCCACTATCCCACAAATAGGATATAGACATGTAAACTTTAGAGAAGACTCATTATTTTGGTCATATAAAAATTCGGAGAATCACAAGTTAGAAGGTGGTGAGGCGAAGTTTTGGTTAGAGACCGCTAAAAAAGAATTTTTCTTCAAGAATAAAAGAGAAGTAGAATATAAAAACAATTAATGCCCAGAAAAAGAACCCAAAAAATGTACTTTGGGGAGGAGCAAGAACAAGCGGTAGTAAGATTTTTAGAATCAGAAAACGAAGACGAAAAGAATAAGATATTTAACGAATATTTAAGAGAACCTCTCAAAATAATGGTGGAAAGTATAATTCGCCGTTACAAACTTTATAGGAAAGATTATAATTTTGAACAAATACATACCGATACTTTGTCATTTTTAATGACGAAGATTAGTAAGTTTGATACAACTAAGAATTATAAGGCATACTCCTATTTCGGTACCATCTGTAAAAATTACCTAATGGGTACTATACAGAAGGACCAAAAACTAATGAACAGGTCCGTTTCCTATGAAGACATATCCTCACGGATTGAAGATAGGGCGGACCTTTCTTATATTATAGACGAAGAAATAATTGATTATAAGGATGTCGTAAATAAACTTACGGTTGAATTAGAAAAATTTGTCGAAGAAGAAAATCTTAACGAGAACGAACAGAAATTAGGTTACGCTCTGGTTGAGGTTTTTACCAATTTTGAAAAGATATTTCAAGTGGGTGAAGGAAACAAGTTTAATAAGAACTTAATACTATTGTCCCTACGTGAAATGACTTCACTATCTACCAAAGAAATTAGAGTTGCTATGAAAAAGTTTAAAAAACTCTATGAGGTGTTGAAGTTAGATTTTATAAATTACTAGAACAATCTATTTATAGTTATGAGAAGAAAAAAGAATTTATTGTCTTTAGATACAGATTCTGCACTTGCACTTATGCAAGAAATTTATAACGACATCGTAGAACAGAAACAAACCGCTAGTATGATTACTAAGAAGATGTTGAGTTTTATGAAAGAGGCGGAAGATATGAGTGTAATTGGTCCTGTAATTAAAGAACAACAGAAAATTATGAATGATTGTACCGAAAAGAAGATTTCCTTAGTAAAATTACAGAGTACTCTTCTTAAACAAACAGGTGGTACGGGTCCTCAAATGGGTGGTAAGATGGATTTATCTGAAGAAGATAGAATTTTACTTGAAAAACTTATGAGAGAGGATGATGAGCCTGGAGATAATACTCAAAAGTATGAAATGTAATGAGTAAGATTAAACAACTTAGAAATAAATTAAAGTCTAAAATCGATGTGATTAAGAAGATCAATGACGATCCTAAATTAAACACTGACGAATTATATGACATTTATGCGGATGGTATAACCAAAACGGATAAACTATTACAAACCAAAATAGATGGTTTAAAATCTAAGTTTAAGAAAAAGGGTGAGAAAACCGACATATTCAGTTCAATTATAGATGTTGCATCTGGATTTCTAAATAATAAATCCAACGACATACAGGTTAACGATAAACTAATATCGGGTAATAAAATTAAAAAATACGCAATGGAGTCGGCAAGAATAACCTCTGAAGATTCCAAAAATATTGTTGCAGATGCGGTCAGGAAAATACTATTTGTAGATGAAGAGACCAGTATATGTGGTGTGGATACAGACATGCCGTCAGATACAATGTCAATATCACCTAAAGAGTTTGACTTCTTAGAAGTTTTACAAACAGAACCCAACTCTAAAGTAGGATTAATCATGTATGAAGATCCTAATAGTAGTACAGGTAACGTGAAAATGAATAGAGATTTTTATGATGCATTTTCAAACTCATATACTTTTAGTGCTAACTCAGGGGCAAGTCTATTTGATTTAGATTGGAATTCGGGTACTCAGAAATACGACGTAAGTGGATTACAGGGTAGTGGAACTGTTCCTAAAGTGGGACAATTTGTTGGAGATTATTATAGTAGTATTGAACAACCTAGTTTTGAATACATTGTTAAAACAGCAATGTTGATGACTCTACAAGGGGACGGTGAAAACCCACCCGTATTTGACAAAGCAGTCAATGAGTTAAACAAACTTTGTAGTAAGTTATTTAAAATATGTAATTCACCAAAAGACGATTCGGGACTAATACAGACAACAAGTAAACAGTTTAATGAGAACGATCAAGACATTGAATCATATTTTGATTTCAACGATGTAGAGGGAATAGACTTAGACGATGAAGACGCAAGATATCGTAAGGTACTTAGATTTGTGGATTGTGGTAATTTTGAAGTACCGTCCTCATCAGCAAACTTTGAGGATTTTGTTTACCTTTCACAAAGTGGTGATTTAGGTCAATTAGTGGACTCAACCTTATCAAATGCAGCAAACAACTCGGCAATACAAAGTGATAATTTTGCACCAATAGATAATATTAACTTAGAACTTATAAATTTATTTATTTTAAATGTACCAAAGGCATTAGTTTCATCGATAATATCTCCTAAAATGATGTTTCCTGTAATAGTGGCATGGAAACAAATAAAAGGGTTTGCTGGTGATGTAAAAGATATAATGAAAAAACTTTCTAAACTCTTCTTTAAAATAATAAAAGACGTTTTTTGGAGATTTATAAAAGAATTTTGGGGTTTTATTAAAAGAGACCTTTTAAACTTCGTTAAAGAAATTGCGTTAAAAATAATTACAAATAAATTTAAAAGATATAGAAGAATATTATTAGCAATTATTGCACTTATTAGAAAGATATTGTCTCGAGGTCTTGATAATTGTTTGGCAATATTCCAAGCAATAATTGATACTATATTAGGTGCAATAAATATGAGAGGACCCACAATTAATATACCAGGTATATTACTTAGTTTTTCTGATTTATTACCAGGGTATAGTGCCGATAGAGCGTTTATGAACGCATCGGAAAGAATGGCAGGATTAGGTCTTAATACAGGACCTATTTATGGTGAGGCCAATGAGATGTTAGGAATGGTAAAAAGTATGATTGATGGACAAAGTGAAGAAATAGATACTAACTCTCACATTAAAGGTGGTAATAAATTCACAGTCTTAGCGTCACCAATGGGTCCAATACCAATACCACCAGGATTTATTAATTTTTCAGGTAAAATGTTCTAATATGGATTTAAAAAAAGTTTTAGAGGTTTCAAACGAACCATCGATAAAATCTAATAAAGATTTAGAAAAAGGTTTAGAATTCTTGAATGAGGAATTCGAAAAGACAAAGTATAGTATTGTAGAATTAACAAAACACTTGGATAAGGTTGAGAAGTTATACAATAATATAAATGATGAGATTGGAAATAGGTTAACAAAATAATGAGTAGTATAATAAGTTTAGCAATTGTTGATAATAATGTTGATCCTAAAGGAATAGGTAGAATACGCGTTAAACTCACGGGAGTACCCACGGGACCTATTGAAAAGTCCAAAGACTATGAACCATGGGATAATAAAGATCCTTTCATTGCTAGTCCCTTTCTCCCAACAAACATTAATTTCATTCCTGAAATTGGTCAGGCGGTAAAGATAATAGTATATAACCCCGAAAATGATTTAGTTAATAGAGAATACATTGCAGGTCCATTTACTACGGTACATGATTATCAAAGTCAAACCAATGCAAGACAAGTGGAGAACACTAGTTATGGGTCTAACGTTAAAAAGATGAATAACGTATTTTCAGAAAATGGTACATACGTTAAGGAAAAATCTGAAGGTACAATCTCAAATCTTAAAGATTATGCAATTTATGGACCTTATGGTTCCGATGTTCTTTTTACCGAAAACGGACTAACATTAAGAGGTGGTAAGTTAGTATCAAAAGATAGTGCGTCAGATAAAGTTAGAACAGACATAATAAATTTTCCAATTCTTTCCGAAAAAAGATCAATATTAAGTTTAAAAAAATTCGGTACAAAACAAGAAATAAAAGAAGTAGAAACAGAAGTAATAAAGGTACCCTATAAAAAATTATCTTATATTGTTGAATATAATATTAATAATAGTCAGACAGGTCAGTCACAATATACTATTGATTGGTATGTATATGAGGTAAAGAAAATTTACGGTCAAACATTTAACACTAATGTTTTTAATAGAGATGTTGCACAGGATCTTACGAGTTATTCTGAACAAATTAAATTAGTTAATACAGATGGTACATTATCTTCTCCATCATTTTCACAAACAGTTGATAGTTACGAGTTAGCATACATAACCATACGAAAAACAATATGTGAAATAAATTCTGAAGGAATTAGAAAGTTTGATGGTAACTTACCTAAAGTTGATTTACATCCATTTTATTATAGACCCGTAAGAACATTAACTAATGTGACTTTTTTAAGTAAAATTACACCTTCCTGTTTAGGTACAACCATAATGGGGTCAGGATTAGTGTATAGTCCAACCGAACCTACACCAAAACCAATTACAGAAAAGAAAAAAGAAAAAATACTTAAAACAGTTTCCACTACACTTGAACAATCATTTAGTACGGTATCTTCAGATAGAATTTTTATGATATCAACCGACACAAATGTTGTTGGTACTAAAAAAATATTATTTAACAAGTTAGATAAATACGAATACACTCAAGAAGATCTTCTTTCTTCGATTGAACCTAATACTTTCGCAACCGTAAGGGGTGAGACTTTATTAAGTTATTTAGATGTCTTAACAAGAGTTATCGCTGGACATGCCCACCAACCAACAAAACCAATGGTTAAAAATGGTTACTCAGATTGGGATAAATTAGTAGAACTTAGAAAAACACTTGAAAATGACATCTTAAATAAGTCGATTAGAATAAACTAAGAGATATTTATATAAGAAACTAAACACAAGATGTCATACTATCGTTCATATTTCGAAAAAAACAACACTATAATTAAAGGTTTGAAGGTTAATACCGCAAAAAATCCAACTACTGAGATTTTTTATGGATCGGGATTTTCCAAATACATTCTTAAATTAGATTTAGATGGTTTAAAATCTAAAATAGATAATGGGGACTATGTCCTAAAATCAGATACCGTACACAGGATTCACATGACCAACACTATTTTTGGTGATGAAACATTTTTAGGTGCAAAAAGAGGTACTGGTCGAGAAAGAACAACTTCCTTTAAACTTATTTTATTTCAGATAAACCAATATTGGGATGAAGGTGTTGGTTTTGATTATGAAGATTCAGGTTATGATTACACAACGGGTAATGATACTTTCGATATTAGACCATCCAACTGGTTCTCAAGAACAACTTTAGATTCGTGGTCTGCCGAAGGTATATATTCGAATAACCCTGTAATCATAGGAGAACAACAGTTCGATAATGGTAACGAACATTTAGATATAGACATAACAGATTATATAAATGGAGTGATAACAGGTGATACCGTAAATTATGGTTTAGGTATTGCGTTCGAACCTCTATATGAAGATTTATCGTCTGATGTCGATCAATCAGTTGCATTCTTTACAAAATATACTCAGACATTTTTTGAACCATACTTAGAAACTAATTTTAGTGATAGAATAATTGATGATCGTGAAAATTTTATAGAAAAGACAGATCAGAATTTATTTTTATATGTAAACAAAGAGACAAACTTCTTTGATTTAGATGAGATACCAAGTGTTGATATTTTAGATTCGACAAAATCACCGATATCGGGATTAACTAATCTCACCGTAGAAAAAATTAGAAAAGGTGTTTATAGGGTTACGTTAGGTATAGATGGATTGGTGTGTGATGGTAAACGTTTCTTTTATGATGTGTGGAAGGGTATTAAAGTTGAAGGAAACACCTTCCCTGACATAACACAAAAATTCGTACCTAAACCTTATTCCTCTAAGTTTAGTATTGGAGAGAATAAGAAGGAATCAAATAAGTATGTTGTACAATACTCAGGTATAAAACAAAATGAAAAAATAAAATCTGGTGAAGTTAGAAAACTAACCACGATGTTTAGAACTATTAGTAAATCCACAAACGAATTGTTTGATGAGGTGTTTTATCGAATCTATATTAAAGAGGGTGTAACTAACGTAAATGTCTTTGATTGGACTTACATGGATGTTACCAACGAAAATAGTTTTGTTTTAGATACCTCAATACTAATACCAAGAGAATATTATATAGAAGTAAAGGGTGTAAAACACAACGAAGAGATTTTCTATCCTGAAGTCATAAAATTCGAGATTGTATCCGAAAAATAAACTATTTATTAGATATGAACAATATTAAAAAATTAATAAAAAAACATTTAAACTCCCTCAACGAGGAGAGAACTGAAAATTATATGTTTTTTAGTAACCTTAAACAAATACACAGACAATGTGAAATTTTGTTGAATTTGGATGAAAATGTAATTGAAGACATATTACAAAATGGTCACGATTGGGCCGACGATCACGTTAGTGTTGCTAAAGAAAACATGGATCAAGTATTGGACTTCTTAATGAACCAAACAGAAGATGGTCATGAATTACACGAATCAAAGAAGAAAAAGAAAAACACTTTATGTGCAAGAGGTAAATCAGCGGCTAAGTCTAAGTTTGATGTATATCCATCTGCATATGCTAATGGATACGCGGTACGAGTTTGTAAAGGATCAATTAAGGGTTTGGACGGTAAAAAAAGATGTTCAGGTTCATACTGTAAAAAGAAAAAATAAAATTTTAAAATAAATTAATATGGCTGATAAAGTAACACAACAAGACCCAAATAACCAAGAAGTTAAAAAGGGGTTTGTTTTTAATGAAACGGGTAATATCATGATGGCAACTACTGATATGACCAATACAACGATAGAAAAAGAAGTAAGAGATGTATTCGCGGAAGTGTCTGTATTTTTTGGTGCAATGACAAAGGCATTGGATAAAGAAGGAAAGTCTCTTTATGATTACGACGCATTACAAAAAATAATTGATTCTTCGGGTTGTTTCGTACACGTTAATGAAGAAGACGTTAATCATAAATCTAATTCTTGGGGAGCAACGTTTTCTAAGGAGTTATTAGAAGGGGTTCTTGGACTCGCCACAGGTGTTGGAGGATTGGCATTTGCAAAGGCGATGGTTAGTTCAGTTGGAAAAGAGGGATTAAATATTTCAGGAGATAAGAGTCACACCTCAAAGAAGGCCAGTAACATTATATTCGTATGTGAGTACTTATTAGGAATGCCTGTCATTAGTGCTATTGTATGTACTTTTGATACTGAGCAAAATTCACAAGCATTGTCTATAGGACCTTGTATAAAAGAACATAGTACAAGTACTGAATTAACTATACATAAAGACACATACATGTTCGTAACACCATCGTTTATAAAACAATATTCAAGTGACCTACTTGATGGTATGAACGATCCTGAACTTGAACAACTAACTAAGAAATTTCAAGAATTTTTAAACCCACCATCAACTCCTAAGAAAAAGAACTAAATGAAAATTACCATAAACGAAGAAGATAAGGTTTATTTAGAGGAGTGTCTCTCAAACGGAGAGGTACTTCAGGAAGATCTTGGTCGTTGGTTTAAAGAAAAATGGGTTGATGTATCTCGTAAAGTAGATGGTAAACACCCACCATGTGGGAGAGGTGATGCAGATGGAGACTCAAAAAGAAAGGGATACCCGAAATGTAGACCGTCTAAAAAAGTCTCTAAGAAAACACCTAAAACAACAGGGTCGTACAGTAAGAAAGAAAAAAAATCAATGACACGTCAAAAAAGACGTAAAGAGAGAAAAAGTAAAAAATCAGGTAAAGGTAGAACACCTAACTTTGCGAGGTTTGATGAAAACAGAATCATTTCTTTAGTTTTCAGTAACTTAGATCAACAAAAATTAACTATACAAGAACCTAAACTTAAAATGGTAAATGAATCCAAACAACTAAGTGAAGGATTACAATACCATATTAATAACAATTTACCTATTGTTGAGAACGTATATAGGATCTATTCTAATGAGTTCTTTAACATTTATAATGAATCACGTCGTTTACATACTGAAGGTGTCTTAGAACTCACCGGTGTGGATTTAGATCTTATTGAAACTGATTTAGGTGAAACGGGGATATTTGAAGGTGAAGAAGTTTATTTAGACATCCCTTTTTTAGAAAATATAGAAGAATATATTGTAGAGGCAAAACATAGAGGTAAAAATGTTAAGTTAAACAAACCTTTCAGAACTCCGAGTGGACCTAAAAAATTCGCAGTATATGTGAAAACACCTAAAGGTACTATTAAGAAAGTAACATTTGGTGATCCAAACATGAGGATAAGAAATAATGATAAAGCGGCTGCAAAATCTTTTAGAGCACGACATAAGTGTAGTGAAAAGAAAGACCGTACAAAGGCGGGTTATTGGAGTTGTAATATTACGAGATACCGTAAAGCATTAGGAATAAAGTCATCAAATCCATGGTAATATGAAATTTTCTGATTTATTTGAGGGTTATTATGACCCACCAGAATATCCCGATTCTACAGGTGAGGGGTTTTATGATTCCGAACTTGACGATGTAGAGGATCGTTTTGAATTACTGTTATGGGATAAGAAAACTGGTTTATTTATTGTAAGAAACAAACAAACACAAGATAAATATTTATCTCACACCGATATGGTGGATATTGATTATTACATGGCGGACAAATATCCTGAGGAAGATGAGGATGAGGACGGTCGTTATTCATATGACACATTAGATAAAGATAATGCAGAAATGGTAGAAGGTAGTCTAACTATGTTTGCCACCATCTCAATGGAAGAGGGAGATGTAGGTAAAGATTACGATGAATATGAATCAGGAGTTGCATTAATAGAATACGGTAGAATAATAATTAGAGGACTATATATTAATGAAAAATCTGTCTTTAATTCACTGATGGACATCATTAAACAAAGTAATAAGAAAAACTTTACACTTTAATGGGAGAAACTTTACCATTTAGGGAAATATTGTATAACAATTACAGTACAAGGATATTTCCAAGGGATATTAATGAGTCTGAATTAAAATGGCACTTCGATAATGAAGATCGTGAAGTTACTTTTTTACATGAAAGTGACTGGTCGTTTCAAATGGATAATAAACTCCCCATTAAAATTACAAAAGGTTTAGTTATTACAATACCTGAAGGTGAGTTTCATAGAATTATTAAAGGAAGTGGTGATTTAAATGTGAAAATAAGAAAACTTAATAAAACTCAACTTCTACCCCACACTCATTCAACAAAATAAGGGATCGTTCTTGACTTTCCTTCCATTTACCCAAATTCTTAGTAGTACAATGTTCTTTACATACAATCTTTATTACCCCCGATTGTACCAAACCCCTTGCACAATCCATACATGGTAGTCCTGAAGTTAGATATACTGTGGATTGTTTTAGTGATACACCTATTCTCGCAGCATTATATATGGCGTTTCTTTCTGCATGTTCAAACCAAAAGTATTTTTCAGGTCGTTCTTGTCTCTGAACCAAATTATCGTTTAATCCTCTTGGGAATGAGTTATATCCCGTACTCAGGATTTCATTGTCCTTACCAACAATAACGGCACCTATTTTAGTCTTAATGTCTTTAGACTTTTCTTTAACTTGTTCTGCAATACTAACAAAGTAATCTTTCCATATCATAAATTATAATATACGGAAAATAATGCAATAAAAAAAGGGGACCGAATCGATCCCCTTTAATATTAATAGAACTTAAAGATATATTATCTTAAAGAATCTAAGTTGAATGTTTGTAATCCTGCAACGTTTATTACACCGAAGTAACGGTTATTAACCATTTTCTTAGCGTATCTCGTCATGATACCCTTGATCGGTGTAAAGTTGAATGGATTGTACATTGTAGGTGTAAGTTGTAACGGTACGTAAGGTGCGTAAATGTACCCTGCGTCTAATAACGACTTTCCTTTATGTCCAACCAATACTTTACCCGCTGGGAAGTAAGGATCTCTATACACTTGGTATCTTCCTGCTAAAGTACCAACTTTCTCAATACCCATATTGTACTGATCTTGTTCTGCACCTGCGTTAGATACGTGGAAGTACTCTAAATCATCGAATACAGCTGAAACTTCAGAAGAAACAACGATCCAGTTAGCACCACCTCTAAGTGTAGTTTTATGGATTTGAGCCGATAATTGGTTAATTTTAGTAATTAACGTTTGGTTCCAATCCTTTTGAGTATAACCCTGTAGTGTTTTTCCAGCGTCTCCACCGTATTTCCACTCATTGTAGTCCCATTTAAGGTTCCAAGCTGCACCTTTTCTTAAGTCTCTTAAGATCTCTCTATCAACCTCAGCCGCGATTTGCTCAGATAACAATGCAGTTAACTCAGCTTCAGCGTCGATGTTATGGAAAGCAGATACATCCTGAGCCAATTCAGGAGACCAACTTGCTCTTAATTTTCTTTCAGTAACAGAAACTGTTACAGAATCTAAATCGAAAGATACTTCTCCGATTTCATCTTCGAATTCAAGTGAACCATATTGTCTGTAACTTCCTGCGAATGCAGTTGCCGCTTCAGTACCATCTAAGGTAGCTTGTGCGAAACCTGCTGCTGCTGAGTAAGTCTCAAGGTCAATTTGTAAGAAGATAACACCGTCTTTATCTACGATATCAGGATATTCTCCTGTGTTACCTGTTCCTTTTGCACCGTACTCAACGATTCCGTTTCCGTATTTCTGAGTTACAACGTTAAAAGGTAATTTAGCTCCAGCGTTAATATTAGGGTGAACAACTTCTAAAGATGCTAAAAATTCTTCAGTATCCATTTCATTACCATTAGGTCCTGAAATTTTACCTGATCCTCTTTTATCAAAACCTGAAATTTTAACAATTGCAGATGAATGAGCTCCAGCCGCAAGTGTATCTGTTTCAGTTGCTAGTCCATTTTCGAATGTTACGAATTTAAGACCCGCAAGTGCTTCAGTAGTGTACTTACCTTTAGAGTAGTCAAATAGACCTTCATCAGCTCCGTCACCTTCTTCGTAGAATCTATCATAAAGATTTCTTCCACCGTCAAAGTCTCCGTTTGCTACGTCAGCCGCGTTATCACCAGTTCCTTTAGGTACTCCATAAGGACTCTTGTGATTACCATTTGCATCTCTTTCACCGATTTTAGGTACAAAGTAGAACAATTTACCAATTGGTAAGTTCATAGCTTGTACAGAAACGATATCGTTTGCCAATAATTTAGAGAATACTCTTCTAATAATTGGAAAAACAACTGTTTCGAATGAACCTGATGCGTCAGACACAGCAGCTTCGTTAATTAGATAAGACGCTTGGTTTTCATATAACTGAGCGATGTTATCTTTTTGATGTCCATTAAGTCCCTCTAAGAAACCTAGGTCATCCCATTTTTTGATGGTATCTTCTTTGATAACTCTTAGGTGTTTTAACCCAATGTTACCAACCATACCTGATTCTAATAATGCTCCCATTTTAAATGTAAGTTTTAGTTTTTTATTTATTTTATTATAATTTTGACATTAAATCTTTCATTCTCTTGAATTGTGGACTTTCATATGCTTTCGTTTCTGAAAGTACTTCTTGAGATGAGGATGATGTCGGAGTTGAAACGATTGCTTTGGCAACCGACTCAGTAACATTTTGTTTTGAACCTAATTCACCTTCTATTACTTTATAAGTGGATTTAGATTCTGTTAAAGAAGTGACAGAGTCAAATCTTTTCAAAATATTCAATTTCTCTTGACGAGTTGTCGAATGTTCTGTGAACAATCTTGTAGCGTATGCCAAGTTAGCGTTAAACACAGCAACCTCGTTTAGTTTATCTTTAAATAAAACTAACGCCTTTTTATATTCACCGTTTTGTTTTCTTAAAGTTTCAACTTCTTCGTTGATTGCACCTGCCTTATATTTAGTCTTAGACTTAATACCGGCTCTGTTAGCACCTCCCTTGTCACCATGTACATTGGATTTTGTTCTTGCAGCTTCGTCGACTTCCTCTTCATGAGATTCTTCCTCTTCAGAGACTTCTTCGTCCATTTCCTCCTCAGATACTTCTGATTCGTCAATTTCTTCTTCAGATACCTCCTCTTCGGAAACTTCTTCTTCAGAGACTTCTTCTTCGGATACGTCTTCTAATTCAATTTCGTAGACAGTGTCATCAGTTTCAGATACTTCCTCTTCAGATACCTCTTCTTCCATATCAGTCTCAGATACTTCTGATTCCTCAACGTCTTCTTCAGATACCTCTTCGTTGTATTCTGTTTCTTCGACTTCACTTTCTTCGTCATCTAATTTGATGATGTATTCGTCGTCTCCGTCCTCGAGTTCAACATTATCACCGTCACGTTTCACAACAATTCCGTCTTCAGGTTTCATTGATTTGAATACCTTTAGGACTTCATCGTCAGATGCGTCGGTCATATCGAGTACTTCGTCTTCTCCTTCTTCTTCAGAATCCATTGGTAATGAAAAATCTTCGTCCTCATCATCTATAGATAATTCGTCGTCTGATTCGTCTTCACCCTCTTCATCTTCCATGTCTGGATCAACGTCGTCTGCTGGCTCGTCGTTTATCGAAGTTTCGTCATCATTTCCTTCCTCGTCATCAATTCCTTGTTCCGAGACTGGCATATCTTGTTCGTCTTCTTTAGTAGAAAGTTCAACTTCCTCTTGTTCCATAGATTCGTTTAGGACATCGTTTAGTTCTTCCTTCATGGTTGAAGCAAGTATACCTTTTGCGTTTGCCTTTACTGCCTCTTCAAGGTCTTGTACTTGAAGCAATGCTTGTTCTAAAATGGATTTTTTACTCATTTGTTTTATATAGTTTAATAATAAATACTTGTTAATTAAGAAAAAATTACTTTTATGATATAGTAATCAAAGAAAAGTTTATTATTTAGACAAGAAACTATTGAGATTACCCATAAGTTTACTCATTCTCTCATCTACGATAGGTTGTTCTTCAATTGATTCTTCGTATTTTTCTCTATCTCCTGGATCTTGGAATACATATGCACCAGGTGTTGATGGGGATGATACTAAATCAAAACAAACCAATTCAAAGTCTTCCTGTACTATATTCTGTCCTTTAACTGATTTAAGTGATCCTACCCCTCTTGATGATATACCTAAGGTAACACCGTTCATTAATAACATTGCCGCTTGGTCACCTTTGGTACTTACAATACCTGATTTTTTCCAACCAGGTGAAAGAAGTAATTTAATTTTTCCCATAAGAATTTTACCGTCCCACCAAGTCTCGGTGATCGTATGTGAAACTCT